ACCATATAAACTTTCTCGTTTTTTGAAATGAGCGATAGACAGTTCATCGGCACTACCCAATCCATGAATAGAAGGATCAATAGATAATTCTTGTTTGGGATCCAACGTTAACTTCTGAACACTAGTGCCAATGTGAGCAGAACTCAAATGAGGTGCATTAGCAGGTTGATAAGCGCAAACATTATCAATAGTTGGGACATTAGTGAAACCAAACATCTGTGCAATTGATGATACAGCACTAGCACCAATTTCAGTTGCTCGTGCAAATTTACCAATGACTGGTACAGTTGACAACATTGAAGCTGTGGAAGCAAGAGCCGTTGCTGGAGCTGAAATAGGTCCATTCCCATATTCATCATTTTGCTCCTGACTCTGCAGAGCCAAAGTTGCTGTAGAACCCATAAGTTCCACATCAGACATCCAAGCATAAGTTCTAATAGTGACATTTGTTGTTGTTGAGGATATAGCTGTATCCAAACCATCAAAAATGTAATATATTAGTGCTCCGAAATTTTGGGTATCAAAAGCTGTCAAAGGTAACCAATTCCTATTGTATAGGAAGGGCAATTCCATATCACCACCAGCACTCTCTTGAGGTTGTAGGTAGATATGGGGCATCTGTGATAAGGGGATCATGGTAGCAAGATTACCAGATCCTGACTTCAAATTGATTTTGCTGGCCATTCTACCCAATAAGGGATTATAAGAAACGTTCATTAGACCATAAATGAATGGAGTACCATTCAAAATAATTTTAATGTGTAACTTGCCTCTTATGAAAGCAAAATTATCAATTTTCTTTTTGATAGCCGCAGAGTTTAAGAATAAATACCATGGTTGAATTGTTTGAGCTGGACCCTGTGATTGTGCAGTGGTCCAAGTGTAAGAATTTATGAGCGTAGGTCTTGCTAAAAACTTTCCCAAAGATAAATCTTCAGTAGAATCTACTAGAGCCACGACGTTTTCTGAAGTAGGTATGTTGTATGAAGTGCCAGCATTATTATCCATAAAAGACAATGTCTGAGATTTCATAACATCATCAGTGGCGAGGGAGGTTTTTGCTCCACCCACACCTTCATCAGATACTTCTTCAGATTGCAATTTTAATTTCAAAAAATTGCGAAAAGATGGAATTTCATGCATAGACCAGGAGTAGCATTCCAATTCTACTCCCGTTCTCTCACTACTTTCGGAGAGTGAGTTATCGACTTCGGTTATATCTGTAAAGTTCGTTTTTATATTTTTGTTAAGTCTGTTTATAGTGTGCTAACGATCGACCCGGACCGTTAGCAACGACTGGCTATTTGCTCAGACGCCTTCCAAAACCTATCTTTGAGGGTTAGCCAGTCTGGAAGTGTCGTTGCGAGCACATAGGGTTTAAATTCATCCCTATCCAGAATCTTTCTGAAGAAACCATGATGTTTCTCAAAAAATTCTCTGCCGTGGAAAAAGAATTCCACGTTTGCACTGCTAATGATATTAACCATTTGTTCTTCTGAACATATAGTTTTGGAGGGAACTCCTATCATTAGACTTTTAAAAATGGAATCAAGTTGAAGGGGGCACAAAAATGCACCAACTTCATCATCCCATTTCCATGTTCGTTTTAGGAAATTGCATTCCTGCAAATTACAATAAGGTTTGGATATGGCTTTTTTATCTGCCATGGTATATTCCACCCCTATTGTTCCTAAGACATGTTGTATTGAAGTATGGTTGAACCACGGAGCACCAACACTAACTCCCATGATATTGTCATCACCATATGTAAAAAGATTGACATCACGTTTGAAAGTGGCACATGTTTTAGATGGATTCAAGATTGTGTAACTATAGCGCATATATAATGAATTAACCAAAGAATTGACAATAACGGTGAGAGGATGTCCTGATGGTTCAGTACCAAAGAAACCCACCAAATCACCATTAAGGTTAACTATAGAAAATGCTATATCATAACCAATGGTCGCAATTTGCAATAATTCACTTTCATCAAAACCAGCTTCACGATGAATGTTAATCATAATTTCAAAGGAAGCCAATATAATATCAGCTATCATACGTTTATCATACTTGCCATAATCACCAGCAATAATACGATCATCTCCGTGTTTGGTGAGATACTTGTGAATCTCACCCCATTCTGTTGATTGACACACCGTTCCTGGCCCAGCTTCAAATATGAGCTTATTCTTCTGCACCAAACGCACAAATGAAAGTAAGCGCGAACGTACCACAAGAGACCAATCGATTGGTGCACCAGTGAATAAACGAGTTTTCTTCAAGGCAATCTTTTCCAATGCAGTAGCCTCATCTTTCAAATGACCGGTGAAGATTGGAAATGCTCGTTGTCCGACTTCATAGCGACCAATAATGGCCTCATAACGCCACCAAATTTCATTGGTGAACGTAATTTCATCCATGTTGTCCGGATTATTCGTGGAACGAACATACTTCTTCTTTGAAGTGTTCCACGGAAAACCCATGGAACTAGAAACATTGATACGATCTAAAAATGGAACACCAGGTATACCATTTATGGTCTCAATGCGATTCAAGAAAAATAACTCATCTTTCCACCCTGGAGGCAAAGAAATCAAGATATCTTTGGTAAATTCATTTACACAATGTTTAAGTATAGATGAATCAATCACTATTGGTGGTTGAACCATTTCAACAACATTCTTTCTCCAAGGTTCCCAACCAGCCATAGCTGGTTGTCCATAATTATTTACTATATTAAAATGAGTTTTAAACTCATCTGATAATATAGTCTCACGGACAGTGCTTTTGGGCAAAACACGGGGTATGTTCAAAGAACCATATATTTCAGCTGTGCCTTTCTCAATATACCTAAATACGCTCTTGTGGTGAAGAGAAACAATAGGTATAGGGTGATCACCAGAAGCTTCCATACTCATGTCAGGGCCATAACTGCCTTGTATATTGTATGGTAAGATACATTGTTTGTTCAATTCAGTGATCATATCTATAAGACTTGATTTTTCTATATGAACAAATCCTGCTTGAAAACCCTCCCCAAAAGTGTGCATGCCGGCAATAACAGGTCCACGCGGTCCATGATTCACAAGCATACTTCCACAGTCACCTGCTTTTGTAACATATTGTGAATGGGCCATGTAGGCATTCAAACTGCGGTCTAAGGCATGCAAATGCATATTATGACGGGCTACGAGTGCTCGTTCAACACGAAGAGTGCAACATCCATCACCTGTTCTTTGAAGAACAACAGCTTTGGAAATATTGCCAAAAGATGAACCCCAATATTTGAGTATATCTTTCTTAGGCGGAAGTGAATTAGCTTTAAAGATAGCACCGTCAATTGCAAAATCTCGGACTATATCCTTACTAGTCAAACGCATTCGCAAATTACCATTCACACCCGTAACAGTCAATCCCGCTATGATATCAATGGTAAATTCATCGATATCCGTTGGTAAGGAGTGGTTGTTAACAAGTATAATATTGTTTGTTAAAATAATTCCTCCCGTGTTAATGATTTTCGGTAAGCCCATACGTTTATAACGAATATTGAGCCTAACAATATTTTTAGAATAAAGTTCCCTAATTTCTTCAGCAGTTAAATGTGATTTACACAAAGCAGCGTGGGGCACTTCAAAAGTGGCTGTTTCCACATTGGAATTATACCACACATTGGAGCGTTCTTCACGCGCTACCTTAGCTTTTAAGGCCTCAAATCTATCAACTTCACCTTGCATTACATAGTCATCGTAACCAGGATCAACTTGATAATCATCTTCTGGTATAGTTTCCTCTTCACCTTTCTTCCTAGGTGCGAGGGTATGTTTTAGAAAAAGTACGACTAGACCCAGTGTTGCTACAAAGAATAACCACTGTTTGTTATCACATATGCGTTTAGCAAAACTACTTTGAACCCGTATAAAATTAGACCGAGAATAGTATTTACTAAGGTAACGTGTTGTAACATACCGGATCAACTTGTATCTTCCAAGATACATGTTCACACGTATAAAATAATCACAAGCAGCTAAAGCCATCCAAAAACGCCACCACGATCCAGTAACGGCGCCTATCATAAAGGCATAAACACGCCACCAGAAAAATTCTTGGCTCTTGGATTGAAGCTCCATAACACATTGACAATGCTTGACAACCATACAACAAGAGGGACATACAAACAATTTCTTCATTTGTTTGTCACAGGCATCACTCTTTTCTTGGTTAGCAAGGTGTGCCAGACTGGCAGTGCCAAAATGTTTGAGAAATTTGTTTATATCATCAAACGTTTCAACAATTTCAAGTTTGGCAAGTTCACGTTGACCATCAAAGAAAGGAACAACCTTAGATACAGTAATAATCCAGTAATCTGGAAAATCACTAATAATGGGATCCATCTTTATGGGATCTATAAACCTTCCATTTTCATGCACATATTGAGGTTTTGGTTTGACTTCGATCACATAAGGCAATCTCCGACACACTGCAAGTGGACACCAAAAGTATTCATGAGCATTTAAATCAGCTGCATTAGTTGTTGCTACAACTAGCTGAGCCAAAACAGGAGTTCTACCCTTGTCCTCTAAAGCTGCTTGAGGGGGAACATAGGGAACGTTATTTACAACATTCAAAAGTTCCATTAAAGTGGGATCAGCTGTGTTGCTCTTCCCGGGGTGTAAAAAGGCTATATCATCCAATTGAACACACCATTTTGATGTGTCAAAATTGCTCCAATACTCATCCGCTGGGTTACGTACATACCTATAGTGATCATCACTGGCAAGGTTATGTAGTGCGGCATAATAATAATACAACATTTTTGAAAAAGTGGATTTGGCTACTGATGAGTTACCATGAACTAAGACTCCAAAGGGGGCCTTTCGTTCCTTCATCGCACTCCTACGTGTCAACTCTGCACTCTCCACCATTTTGAGAGACAATAATTTTTTATGCATTAATGCGTAAGTATAACCATTGTTTTTCTCAATAAAACGGGTATAAGTGTTCCCCTTATCAATGGAATCTTTTAATTCCGATATATACTCGAAATAAGACATACCATGTGGAGTAAGGTTGGCGGTGTAGGGTGCAAGACTAATAAGTTTATCAGTAGTGGTGAACCAATCTTCATAATTAGAGGCTGAATTGCCCCATATATTAATGTCACCTGTTACCTTAAATTCAAACAATTTTTCACAAATGAATAGTGTAGTCTCACAGACACACAAGAACATTTCCTTCTTATTAGAATAGGCATTCAAGTACATTTTCTTTTCCATACGTGAATATTCATCATCATTAAGAGAAAATCCAAATCTCTCCAAAAATCCATGTACAAGTAAATACGAGTAAATGTTAATGATTCTTTTAGTGAAAGGATTCTCCTTCATGTGTTCAACACCATCAAATCCTTTGCGTAATGTTTTGAGTATTTCACCCATATTATCATCACTTTGCAAATTAAAGATGGCTGAATTATTGATGAATTCCTTAGTAGCTGATTTCCCTGTAAAGGTATGAAAAGCTGTTAAGGTAAGCATCATATAGTCAGCGTAGGTATCACATTTTTTGTACCAGTAACTAACTGATACAAGTTTCTCGAACTGCGAAGTAAGCCATATGATAGTCTCTTTCTGAGACTCGCTTACATACGGCAGCATATTGTTTAATTTTTCTAAAATATCAGTGTAATCAAGACTAGAAATAAGTTCATCAGAAGACTGCAACTTAAATTCATGTGAAGATTGAACACTGTTTTTAGCTCGTCGCGAGTGTCCAAACAGTAAAGACTGTTCGGCACAAGATCGTTCATCCACATAAGTGGAATATTGCAAAACATAAGAAACAAACTTTTCAATAAGTTTGTTCATGTTGAGTAGGGTAAAGAAAGAAAAAATAACGGCAAAATAAATTGGTTGTATCTGTTTCTTTCTGTGCAGTATTATTTCTCCCGTGCTTTGGGATATCTAATGTTAAAGAGTTTCGATTCTCCGTACTTGGCTTTCACATGTACTGTAAATTGCTACCCTCATAGAAGGCTTACTCTATCAGGCACTCATTCCTCGGCATCAATTAGCTGTAAATGCAGCCAAGATACCTGGTACGCGTCGGCCATATAGACTCGGATAGGCGCGATATCTTGTTAGCCATCAATTTGGGCGGCGTAAAGCCATTCCCAATACTTAAGTAACAAAAGCGTAATGCTCAAATGAATTTAATAATATACAAATATTTAAAACATAAATTAATTTTTATTTTCTTTATGGAGCTTATATACAACATTTTTTATTTAAATTAAATAAATAATTCATACATAACAATATAGAAGAATATACATATAAAGGCTGGGTTAGTATTCAACTCATACCTGAGTAAACTTTTATTTAAGATGGTGATCAAGTGTGTAAGAAGAAGCACACTATATGGGCAAGAATGACAAGATGATCAAGAAGTATATCGTTATATAAGTAATCGATCATATACTGTGATATAATGTCAAAATGCGACAAAGCATCGATACATATATCAAAAATGAATATTACTAATCGTAGTGTACGAATGATACCTTCTTAAGTACCACGACACTCTCTAAATAGAAAATATTATAAATGATAAATAAAAGATATTTTGCAGACTGTGTTTGATCAAAAAACAATCCTAGCTAGTAAAACTAGCCTAGAAGATAAAATATATATAATTGCTG